TGTAACAGCTCCCAACACAGCCGCTTCTTTGAGGGTGAGTTTTCCTATGCTGCTAGTCCCAGTTGCCCACAGTCCTTTAGCTTTAGAACCTTTAGAGAGCTTAGAAACTTTAGAGAGCTTTCCTGCTTTCCCTGCCCAACCTACAATCGGGATAAATCCTGCTGCAAAATTAGAAACTCCCTCTATAAGACCCCCCGGAGCTGTCTTAGACGTTCCTAGCCAATCATCTCCTAAATTGTAACTAATCCCCGGAATGATGTTCCCAACTTCAACTATCTCTTCAACGGCTGTAGCTGCTCCACGGGGAATCCCTAGAACAATATCTTTCCAGTATGTTCCCACAGAATGCCCCTCCTCTTCCTCCATCAGAGGCTCCTCTGTGTTTGACGCTGAAGAACCATAGTATAACGGTGCGGCGTGAGGGTCTGACTTAAATAAAGAATCTCTAAGTTTCTCGGACATGGCTATTTAATATTTTCTTTTTCTCTATAGAGGCCAGAGAGCCGTTTCTCAGCGTTTTTGTAACCCTGACTTTTTTGTACCTTGAGCCATGTGCCGTTTTGAATGGCATCATCCCTCATTTTACGAACACGGGCATCTAGGGTGTCTATCTCTTTCTGAACCTTAGCGAGCTTCTGTTTCACCTCTGCGAAGTTCTCCCCATAAAGTTTTCGATCTTTTTCGTCCTGAGCTTTTTGAGCTTTTATCTGAGCTTTTATCTTCTCCTCTTTCGCTAATTTCCTCAAAGCCTCCATCTTGCGCTCTGTCTTTTCTTTCTCTTCCTGTGCCTTAGCTTTTTCCTCTGCCTTCTTTTTATCGGCTTCATCTCTCTTTTTATCGGCTTCGATCTTCTTTTTAGCGGCTTCAGCAGCGGCCTTGGCCCTTGGTTCTTTAAGGCGGTTTTCTAAGTCCTTAATCTGGTTATCAAGTTCGGCGGATTCCTCTGATGACAGTCCACCCATCGTTTTTGTCCATCTGTCATGTAAATCCGATAAATCCTTCTCCATCTTCTCAACAGAACCAGCTTTAGGCTGCGGCTTTCTCGGAGTATAAAGAGACGGCCCCTTAGAAGGCTTTGCTGGCTCTTGCTTTTCCTTAGCTTTCTTGAACTTCTGATAATCTGCGATTAACGCTTTTCCTCTGAGAGTTTCTAGCTGTGTCAGTATTAAGCTCTTTAGGACGGCACTCCGTTCTTTAGGATCATCTCCAGCAATACCAAGAGCGTCCAATGCTCTGTCTAACTCTGACTTCTCTCCTCTTTCTACCGCTTCGTCATGCTTATCATAAGCGTAAAAAAGCTCCGCTGTATTCGCAAACATGGCTGTGGTGAATGGGTTGATAAGATCAGTCAGTTCTTCGTCTTTTTCTAAGAGAGAGGAAAAAGGAATAGACCGTGCTTTCCGATCAATGCCTAATACTCTGTTACTTTTATCTAGCTTCTTCGGGTAGAGGTTTCCAGAAATAACCTCTTCAATAGTAAGGTTAGTCACGCTTAGTAGCCCTCTTATCTCTACTCCAATCTCCTTACGAGCTTCAGGGTCTGTCTCTTTCCAATAATCTCTTATACTGTTATTTAACTTCTTTCTAGCCTTCCGCTGATTAGCCTGAGTCTCTAGCGTAAGCTCCTCCAACACTTTTTTATGCTTTTCTAGGGTTACTGCATATTTGGGAAACCTTTCCTTCAGTACCTCTAGTTGTTCCCATAGTGGTTTATCGGAATCCCCCTCTGGAATTCCCAACGCATCAATCAGCTCTACAGATTTCTTCCTAATTTTTTCTTGATCCTCCTGCCTATCTGTCGAAAAAGAATCCCACCAATCCTTGTCGAACTGTTGTTTCCGCACCTCATTCTCATCTTTCATCCTCTTAAAGAGAGCAGCTACCTCACTGGGCGTTTTCATTTCATCTAGTACCTCTTTACCCGCTTCTTTTATTGCCCTAGTAGCCTGTTTCCCCCGTTCAAGTGCGTCTTTTTTAGCAAGTTCTGGGAACTCCTGCATCCAGTCTTGATACTTACTCACTGCTAAATTGGTAACTCTCTCTTGGAACTCCCCTTGGAGTGCTGCTATCTGCTCTTCCTTCCCTATGCCACTTTCATTATCAATAGCCGCATCTCCCGGTAGGTTTAAAGCTATACGAGTTAAAGCATCTTGTGAGTTTTTAAGTAGGTTATTAAGGGCGATGTTCCTTGTTATTTCTGGAACCGCTGTAGCATTGAAAATATTGTCACTCAACTTACTGTATTGTGCGGGGTCGAGCCACTCTCTTGCTTCATCTAGGCGATCTTGTGCTAGTTCAATACTAGCTGTGCCCTCAATAAGTTCACTAGGGTTCTTTAGTAAATCATTTATATCTTTGGTTAGGGCATCAGCCTGACCTTTTCTTGTAGCGGAAGTGGCCCTGAATCTGTAATAGAGTTCTTTTAAGAGTCCTAAATCTTCGCTGTAAAGAGCCGGATCAAGCTGGAAAAGAGATAGCGTTTTAGGAGAGCCATCTTCATTCTTTTCATTAAGAAGAGGAAATTGCTTCTTCAAGAGAGTAGCTAAGAACGCTTCTTTCTCTTTAAGAGAGGCTTGAGGATGGCTCTGTTCAAAGGCAGCTATCCTTGCTTGAGCTAGTGCTTCTATCCTCGCCCTTCTTTTCGGGTAGAGAGACTCGTTCAGCCTCTTGGCATTACTGATTGCTGATCGAATATGTTCCTCATCGCCTCTGCTTATCAAAGGAATAGCCCCTCTACCTTCGGGCCCGATTCCGAGCCCTTCAAAATCCATGAAAAACTCAAAGAGTTGCTGGGCTTCCTCTATCTGTTCTTCAACTAACAGTTTATTAATAGCCAGTTTAGCCGCATCGCCTGTTCTCTCTCCTATATCTCCTACTCCAAAAGCCTTAGCCTCGGCTATTTGACCTTTAAGCGTTTCTCCCAACTTCTTATAGGCTTTTTCCTTTTCTTCAGGCTTTGCCCATTTAGACCTACTATCCATCCAACGGTCTACGCTAGTTCCAAAGTTCTGCTGGAAATTCTCCGCTGAAAGTTTCTCTTTATTAGCTTCTACTAAGTCCTGAGATCGCTGAGTAAATTCAACGTCAACCTTAGTGAACTCATCTGGAGCCCATGTCCAAAAGGTTCCAAACTCTTTCTCAAGGTCAGCACTTACTTCCTCTATTATGTCTCTTCGCCGTGCTTCGTTATCAACCTCCGAAGATATATCGGCTGATTCCTCTAATTTACTAAAAAGAGCCTTGCGGTAATCTGTGGCTATTACCCGCTTTGCCATCTCTCTTTTGAGGTAAGCAAAAAACGCAGGAGTAGCTGTAGCAGGAATAGCTCCCGTTTCAACAAGAGCCTGTATCCCCGGATCGTTTCCAAGTAAAATAAGAGAACGGGCGTCAGCTATCTCTGGCCCTTTGTCAGCAATATCTCCTTTAGCCCAGCTTTCCCGCTGACTGCCCTCTTCTGATGCCTTCCTGAAACTCTTTCCCCCTACTATCGCAGCAGCATATTCCTTAGCTAGTTGTTTATCCTGTTCATCCTGTATAGAGGCTTGACGTAGTTTAGTGTTAGAAAAGACCTCCCCAAAATCACTAAGGCTCTTGGCTAACTTGGTAAGCTGATTCGTAGCAGGAGGTCTAGTAGCAGCTACAGGACGCTCTTGGATAAGCCCCGGAACGCTTATAGCAGGAGCATAGCCCAGTCCTCGGTACTCTTTTCGTGCTGTGATTTTTTCTGCCATGTTACCTTTATTATCCGAGGAACCTAAAAGGCTCCCGTTCACTTATAGGAGTGCTCTGGTTTCTTATCTGGTAGTCCCTCTGGGCAAAGTCGTAGGTACTCAATCCAGCCTTGCCTAGATCAATAGCCAGATTAGCGAAGCTAGGACGGCTTACAGAACGGTTAACATCCGTCATTCTCATCTCACTTCCCCTGCGTCCAGAGGCGATCTCTTGGTCATAAGCAGAGGCTTGCATACTCCCTTGGCGATCCAGAGACTCATAGAAATCTAATTCCCTCCGTGTGCCTTCCGCTAGGAGAGCGTCAACACTAGCTCCGCTGATCCCTGCTTCCCCTGCTGCCGTGACGTTTCTAGCGGCCATTGCACGGGCTTCTTGGGAGACTTTAGCCAGCTCTCGGCCTCTGGCTTCCTGTTCACTCTGCTGACGAAGGCGGAGGTTAGTTTCAGCCTGTTGTTGGCGTTCCCTCTCCGCTGCCATGAGCTGCTGTTGGTAGGTAGTCTGAGCCTTCGCCGCTTGGCGTTGGCCTATAAACTGCATTCCAGAAGATGCTGCCGTAATAGCCAGCATGGAGTTCATCATAAACGCTGACTGGGCTGCTGCCGCAGCTACATTCCCTCCTGCTGCCACTGCTGCTGCTGGTGCTGCAAAAACACACATATTAGTTATTCACTTTCAGTTTACTAAATTCGTAAAAATCTTCACCATTGGCTCCAAAGCCTTCCAACTTGTTAACAAAGGTAAACCCTAGCCAACTAAGCCATTGAATATGCACACTATTATCGCAATGCACGATATTCAAGAGCAAATCGTTGTTGTGGTGAAGCTGTTCAACCCAATGTTTGCTATGGCGACACAGGGTAAACTTGATTTCCTTTAGTAATGGGGAGCTAAGGAGTCCTATTCCTGCTACGTTAGGTACTATCTGCTTGATTCCAAAGATAGCCACAGGATGCTCGTTCTTGGTTATCGTGAAAGATAAGTCAGACTCCATGACTTGCCGTTGGAGGATTACAGTCATGGATGCGTCAGGGCCGAACAAAGCTCTCATCTCATTAACATCCTCCACCCTTAGCTCCTTAGCCAAAGACAAAGCATCAGCTTGGACAGCAGGGCGAACTGCTACTCCAGAGCTGTATCTAGCTGGCTCAGGTTTACTAATTGAATCGGCGGTTACGGACTGCATAAATAGCTTCAAATTCCATTGAGACAAGCGATGAAGGAAATGGTGAGTCGTTGAGGATAGATATGACGACTTGATCGTTTTTCGAGTACACAGGGAACCGGAAAATCCCATCTTGTATAGAATCCGTCTGAGAACCCAAGACGGCAGTTCCGGTTCCGATGGATCGTCCATTGTAGACATAGCTGTATTTATCTCTGTTGGATGGAGTAACTTCCACTCGGAAGTACCGACTATCATTATAGACAAGAACCCCATTCCTTATCTGGAAGCGTCCTTGAGCTACCATGACCTGACCACGGCCACTAGAGCTTCCAGTACGGAGCTGGGGTCTGGAGATGTCATAGGTCATCGTGTAGGCAACTCCAGCAAAGATTGGTTGGTTGGTATAGTTCCCCTTCACGACTACAGATGTCCCTGACTTGCTATCCACATCAAGAATAACACCCTCTGGGAGCTTCCGCTCGACTGAGCCTTGGGGATTACTCCCTACTACATTAAGGTTACTCCCTGCATCGGGGTGAGGTCTGGAGACGATCTCGATTGTATCATTGTCCACATTGTAGGGCATAGTGAACGTAGTCTTATCCGTAGAGGAGCTATAGGAGCCTCCAGTGATAGCCGTTCTCCGGTCTAGGAGAGTCACATACTCACTCCCGCTGTCCTTCTGCCCTGCTTCCATGTCTATGGATTCCAGAAACACCCCTTCGTCCCGTTTAATTGTGACATACAGGGTTGAGTCAATAAAATCTGTGTTGAGGACAGTGGAACCCGTGCCAAAATCAAACTTGAACCAAGCTGATTGGAGTTTATCTGAGCCGCTAAAGAAATACTTATAGACGTAGACACCGTTGGTGAACCCGTCAGCCTGACAGACCAACACTTGCTCATTATCAGCGGCAGTGATCTTTGTTAGGTTCCCCTTCAGATACTTGGGAACCTGAGCTGTTATGTCAGCTCCGTCAAAGAATTGAGTGTCAGGGTTAATGAAGTATTCCTGAACCCCAGAATACTCGTTTCTATCAAAAGCAAAATAGAGGTTACGTCCAACAGGCACAGGCGTACATAGGTTGGACATGGTGTAAGCGGTAGACTGCTGAATACTTACTGTTTTTGGGGTCAGGAGTTCAGCAGCTTGAAGAGTGAACTGTGTCTGGTCCGCAAAGAGGACAAGGCGATCATAGAAAGGCACGGCAGAGAATAGGACGCTCACCTTGGTGGAGCTGGTTCCTATATCAATCATATCACTATCAAGAAGCTGGGTAACGGTAGTCCTCCAGAAGTTGAAGTATTCAGAAGCCTCGGAGAAGATGATGTTTTCATCAGCCACATAACCAAGACGGTTCTTGAAAAAGAACAGGTCTTTAATCTTCTTAGTAACAAAAGAAGCCTTGGGGTTCGTATCATCATCCCCCACAAGCCTCTCAGCCCATGTAGCCTCGCTAAAAGTAAAGGTTCCATCTGACTCACGGACAAGCTGGTGGGGCATGGTGGAGGCTTCATATTCCTTATCTACCCCCGGAGCTGGAGCTTCACTCCATTGACCAGAGCCTCCACTCCCATCATCAGCCACAAATTTCAGCCAGTATTCATCTCCAGTCTCTTCAGGTGCGCCTATAACTTTGATTAGGTATCCATTCGGCCCCTCCACAGGTAGATCAACGAAGTTTTGGACACTTCCTGTGCAGTTTTTAATAAAATCTCCAGCCTTGGAATCCTCCACATCACAGGTGAAGGCTGATGAATCGTTCTTGACGATGTGCAAGGTAGCTCCGTACTGCGTTACGGTGTATGTGCTTGAACCAATAGCGGTAGCAAGCTGTGTAGCGATATAAGACGGCTGGATATTAGATACTGTGGAGGCAGCACTTGTGTGCGAGTAAGTAGTTCCTCCTAAAGTAATTTTGTAAGTAACTGAGTAATCCCCTTGAGAGATAAACACCATAGCCTCCTCCACTGCTGCTGTGGTCTGTCCTGAGCCAGCGGCTACTGTTTTCGTCTTGTTGAGGACAAAGGTATAATCAGCAACAGTGAGGCATTTGAGGTCTGTGCTGGGAGAGGAGGTGGTGATATACCCTACCCCGTCTGGAGTAGCGACAGTCTTTTCTGTTCCGTCAATATCAAACACCTTGACGGTATTATTCTGGAAAACCACCGCATATCGCTCAGAGCTGTCACGGTTGATAGTGTGGACTTCGGTATCTCCCACACTCCCGTCGATTAGCTTGGCTATATGCTTGAGGGGAGGGCGTTTGATTAGTCCCTCAACAAGAGAAGAATATCCATTAACCTGTTCTTCTGCCTGAGAGCCATAACGGAGTCCATCGGCTTGCTGACTAACCCCACTAACAAGGTTAGGTATTGAGGTGGAAATTAATGACATAACTACCGCGCAATAACATTATAGGAGTCCAAATTATCAAAGATGGTGTAGTCAGCGGTATCGTCATCAAAGTCCTTCAGGGCAGCTTGAGCTGTAGCTTCATCTGCTGCTAGAATCCTTAGCATCTCAGGGGAGCCTACGACTCGATCTTGGAAGATACGGGAACTTCTGGTTGTGATATAGTACCGAGCTGGTTGTGGGAGATCAGTAAATTCAAGAAGGAACATGATTTCCCCCTTTAAGTCCTGCTCAAAAATGAATGTGTGGTTCTTCCGGTCATATAACTTGGAACCCCGCTGAACCACATCAATACTAGGGTAGTCTTGGTTCTTCACATCAAACCGGACACAGGTAGACGGTAATTCCAGTTCATTTGCTCCGGTTCTTGTGAGGGTGTAGTCCGGTTCTGTATTGAAATGCCAGCCCCTACTCTGCACATCCCTGTTTACTTCGTCCAAGATTTGCTTGGCGATACGGGCTTCTGCGTTGGTGGTGGTATCTAGCTGGTTAACCGGAGCTTCACCGATTGCGGAGAGCATAGTGTTCACCGCTTCTAATTCGGTAGATAAAGTCAAGCTCATCGTTAGGAAAACTACAATAAAGAACGGAGGTTGCAAGCCAGTTTATAGAATAAAGGGGAAGGAATGGATGAGGAGACCCATATTGAACCCTTATCTATATACATGGACTTACAGCAACCTCCGTGTGATTTATGCTACGGTTATTTCAACAGCAGCTTCAGGGCGAAGGATACCGTGACCCATAGCGTAGCGAGCTACGAACAGGGAACCTTGGAACTCAATCTTCCGCTCACTTTCGAGCTTCAGGTCAAGCAGTTTCACCGTACCAATAGCCGACTTCTGCCAGCACAGGATTTTGGTGTCACTGAAGTCACCGTGATAGGTGTTATCAGCAGCAACGCCTGTCTCAGCAGAAGCAATGTCCGTGCTTGGGACGTTGTTACTTGCGATAACCCGCATACCAGCGACTTTCACTACGTTACCTTCAACATAGCTACCCACAGCGTTGGCGTTACCAACAGCGGCGAGGTGCTGAACAAGGAGGTAGTATTCGGCTGGCTTCATCACGCAGAAGCGATCATGCTGAGGAACGTCCTTCTCATCGAGAGACTGGGCAGCCTCATAGATCGCCTCAGCAATCTCACTGCCAGTATCCAGACCGGAAGCACCCTTATCCAACACAGTGCCGCCATTACCACCAGTGATGGTAGTGGAGCCACGGGCTGCTAGAGCGAGTACCTGAGCAATCGTCTTGTCGAACTTGAGAGCCAACGCACGACCCAGCTCAGTCGTATAGATAGAGCGTACATCGTAGTGATTCATCGCTTCATCAAGCTGATAAATCATGGTGTTAGCAGTTAGCATCGAGTCGATAGCGATGATCTTCTCATTGTGTTTAATTTGACTCAGGTAGCTATTGCCACTGTCGAGAATGTTCTCTCCAGCAACATGATAACTAGCCGAGGCAATACCAGTAACAGGGAATGTAGCCGATTTGCCTTGTGAAATAGTCCGAACCGTATGAAGCGGCTTAAATACGTTGTTAGTTTCAAACGTAGTTAATACTTCACCAGCGAACTGTTTCAGGAACAAAGCGTCATAATCAGTCCCAGTATTATTAACAAGGCCGAGCCTTGAGGGAGTAGTTGCGCTCATTTATTAACCTTTTTTCAGTTATTATATTGATGTTTCCAAACGTCAGTGCTTAGAAACGCTGGTTTGTACTGGCTATGTCGTCCACATCGCTAACACCATACGAAGATTGTCTCCCGTAGGAGGTCTAAGGGCATTCAAACAATCGGTTTCGATATTTGCCTGAACAAATCTTAACTAGAAGTAAGTTAAGAAGGGGGAAGCTGTCAAGGGGGAAACTTTACCGCTGAGATTCCAAGCGTCTCTCAAGCTCGTTAATGTAGAAGCCAAGCTCTTTAACTAAAGCAGTAGACTCAGGGTTCTCTGTCATCTGCTCCATCCCTGTCGGATGTTTTTCCGCTATCTCCTGAAAACCGTTCAGCTTCACGGTCATTCCGCAACCTACGCTCGCGAGCAGCATCAATAGCACTAAGAACTTTTTGATTTTTTTCTTCAGCACGGGAGTTCGCCATCTGTGCAGTTTGAATATCCCCTAACCGCTCTATAGCTTCCAGAATCTTTGGCAGACTTTGGACGGCTTTAAGAGCGGTCAGGAGTTCTGCAATCACTTTTTGTTTTCGATTTCAGCAGCTTTTACATTGCCTCGACTAGCAGAGTAGCCAAGGGCAGCAAGAGCTGATGCTATGAAGGCGATAGATTTCTCTATGCCACTTGTTCCGTCTGGGGTTACTACTCCACTTGCATAGAGAAGTCCACAGACTGTGCAGAGAGTGGTTAACCAAAACTCTGTACTTTTATAACCGGGTTTTCTGTTTTCCATAAGATTCCTTATCCTATAATATATCACTGACTCCCAGACGCTTCTGGATGTCCTCTCGATAAGCTGCGTCCTTCTCGTAACGAGGATCACTCATTAACTCGATAAGCTCACTATTGGAGCGTATAGCTTTGCCCTTCCCTCCACCCTTGGCCTCTCCTGTGAGGAGATTAGGGGTAGAATTAGCCGCTTGGAATCGAGCTTGGAGACCCATAACAGCTAACTCTGCTGCACCTCCATCACCGCCATCCATAGTCTTGTTGTAAGATTGAAGTTCAACCTCACTGAGGTTATCCCTAGCCCACTCTGTCATTTCAGCGTAGGCTTCCTGTCCTCCTACCTTGGATAAAATCTCATTCTCCTGCACAGAACCAACCCTACCAAGGGCTTCCTGTCCTGCCATGTAACTCTCTACCAACTCCCGTGGATAGCCCATTTCATTCAGTTCATTGAAGCTCTCCTCTGTAAGTTCACCTTTTTCAGCGTACTCTTTAGTAAAAGGTTCAATCTTGGTCTGCCATCCGTCTACTTTGGTTGGCTCCTGCTCCCCTTCTTCAGATTCAGCAGCAGTCTCCTCCTCCTTGGGTTGCCCTAGCTTCCCTTCAAGTTCCTTGTAAGCATCGGCTAAGTCCTCTGCCGACTGGAACTTCTCAGGTAGCCACTCAGGACGATCAGCTTCTTCTTGGGGTTGGTTAGTTGTTTCAACAGAGGAAGCATTCTCTGGGTCTGCCATAGGCTGATTAGGTGCTTCCGAACCAGTGATTTCTGGCTGTACTTCGACAATATCACTCATTGTTTTCCTTCTTCTTAGTTAACCTCAAGCCCTAAATTAGGCTTCAGGAGGGGGTTCTTCGACGGGTATATCACCAGCTTGTTGAGCCATACCTACATCCGTCATTGATTTGATTGCTGAGGGGCCGAGCTTCTCGGTCATCTGAGCCATCATCTGCTGTTGCTGTGCCTGTTGAGCCTCTGCTTGGACATCCTCATCGGAACGAATAAGTCCCTCAGTATCAATGCCAAGTGAAGTAGCTCTACGGTTCAGGTAATCAGATACATTGACGTATTGCTGAATTGCCTCCGGGCCAAAGATTTGACCGACACCAGCTACGAACATATCCAATTTATTCAGATCATTACCACGACCAAGGGCTTCAACACCTGTGACGATCATGGGTTTAACAAGCTCACCCTTGGGCAGCTTGGGTAGCCTCTTCTCGCCAGCCATGCGATCCATGATTCTAGTGACAAGAGGTAATTGAAATTCTTGAGAGAGGATAGAGTAGGCTCCACCAAGGGCAGACTCCAGCTCTTGAGCCATATAACGAATCTCTTCAGCCGTGACTCTCTCTGCGTCCCTTTGGACTGCTGTATTAAGCAGGAAGGCATAGGCAAGCCGTTGCTCGATAGCGGCTGCTACTTCCTTGGCTACTCTGAGGTCTGCAAACTTCTCCAGTTGTAGAACCGAGACATCATTAGCTCTGCCTGAAATAAAAGCTCCGCTTGGACTCTCAGCAAGGTTCTTGGCCTTGGTGGTTCCATTAGGATCAACCAGAATCTTAATGTTGGACGAGGCAGCGGCTAGTTTCACAATAGCCTGAGTGAGAGCTTCAAGGCTCTTTAGATCACCAAGGTATTCTTCTACTAACCCCCTGCCGTAGTCCTCACCGTCCACCCGACTGTACCTGAGAGGAATATATGGAGAATCTTCCTCTTTAAAATAACCATCAGTGCCGGGAACTTCATTCCCTTCTACCTCCTGCCAGACGTAATAACGCCCGTCATCTTGCCTACAGATAGCAGTGAATAACTCAACCGATGGTTCGTTAGCCCCTGTCTGTCTCTTCAAGGCTTCCTCGTTGAGTGCCCCACGGACTGCTTCAGGTAGAGCAGCAGGAGCTATGGACTCCTTAGTGACGATGTGGAGAACATTGCCAAACGGATCACGCTTAACGATGTAGTTCTCCAGTTGAAAGACTCGGATGCCCCCTTTCTTTGGAGTGAAAATCAGAACATTACCAGCAACAATGAGATGCTTCAGGGCTTCAAAGACAGGAACACGGAGAGCCGAAGTTTCCACCTCAGACATTACGGTTCTCTCGATCTCGGAGAGTGCCTTCTCCAACTCTGTCTTGGATTCATCATCCCCGCCCATCTCTCGGAGCTTGTACTTATCAACACTAAGCCTGAAAAACGGTGCATTAGGTGGGAATAATGCCAATAACAATTTTGAGGAGAGATTATTAACCCCCCTAGCTCCTATGCCTTGGTATGGGGTTTCATACTTGGTGGCGTAGGAATGCCCCTCTGGAGGGATAAGAGTAGGAATAGTCAGCTCTGAGCAGTCTCTAGCTCTTTCAAGATAGGTCTGCCTTAGCGTCTCGCACTCACTATAGAGTGCTTTAGCGGTCTTGCCGTAGTACATTAAGAAATGTTTAACCCAGAGGTTCCTGTAGAGCTTGGAGCGGCTAAGTTTATCCGCAAGCTACTACGCCCTCTTCTCTTGCTCTTAGTGCCGCTTCCCTGACGTATCGCAACTGAAGGATTCTTAACCTTCTTAGCTACAGGCGTAGGGGCAGGAGCAGGGGGTGGAGGGGGTGGAGGCGGGTCTGGTATTTTTGGAGAAGAGAAACACATAATTCAATTTATTCAGGAGTTAAGACAGATTTAGTTTGTTCGTCAAACTTTTCTTTCATTAATTCAACAACTTGCCGTCTCCCTACAGCTATCCAAATCTCCCGTTCAGAGTCCTCAACCCTTGGGCATCTGTTGGGAAATCTGGATTCAAGCTCCTTTAGGAGAGTCTTGGTTACTCTAGGAAAGGGTTCTTCTTTTTCTGCAAATATCATTTAATTCCTTTGGTAGATCATCCTGTTCAATCCTGTGCTGAGTCTCCAGCATAGCCATGATGTTCCAAGCGGCAGCTACGTCATGCCTCTCATCATTCTCGCCAGCCATGTGCTTAAACAGATGACGGAGGGCAGAATCCACATAGCGGGAGATAGGCTGACCTTTCTGCCAGTTATTTTCTCCGTACTTACTGGCTCCTTCTTCAAACTGTCTCGCCACCAGAAAGATGGCATGGGGAGGTAGGAGGTCATAACGCCCCTTACCCTCTCTGGTATCCCGGACACTTCCGGTGTTGAACTCCTGTCTTTTACCGGAGTCCTTTAGCATCACGTTGTCACTCATTAGGGTCTCCATAGTCTTATTTTGTTGGTCTCTTTGTCGTACTCTCCATCACGGAGAATCCGAGCCATCCTAGCTTGGGTAAGAGCTACGTCCTCGCTAAGTCCTGCCTTTTCATAAGCAGCTAAGACGGCTCCCCAATAGTCCTCTACTCCTTCCAAGATTTTCTCGGCTTTCTTAGGGCCGATTCCGGGGCATCCGGGGTAGTTGTCAGTAGAGTCTCCGGTCAAGGTCTGGGTGAAGAAGTTATAGTCAGCTTCCTCTTCAGTCACCTCACGAACTCCATCCTTGTGGTTCCAATTGAAATGCTTTCCGGGGATAGTATCGAAGTCCTTATCAATACTGACGGCTATACAGTCATCACCATACTCACCACTGGTAAGCGCAATCCCGATAGCATCGTCAGCTTCCAGCCGTGGAAGGATTCGGGCATCATACTCCTCTATTAGCCACTCACGGATCGCCTTTAGAATGATAGGCTTTCGCTTGTCCTTTCGGTTAGCCTTGTAGCTTTCTTCCAAGTCCTTTCGGAAGTTGGACGCGCAGGACAAATATAGAATCATCTCATCAGCCTCGTTTTCCTCCATCAGCCACTCAAGCCAATCCTTGATCCTCTGCTTACACTCCTTGGCATCTGCGTGGAGTGTCCATATATCATCTCCCCAATGGATAGGGGTTTCAACTTGAGCAGCGTGCTGGTAGGCAACGATGTCTCCGTCAATTAATAATGTTCTTTTCATAAAATATAACTTTTTTGAGTGCTTTGAGCTGTGCGGCTATCTCAGCCTTCTCGGTTTTGTCTACTGTTTCTAAAAATTGCAGACCTAGTTTAACTTGGGTTTTCTTTTCCATCGAATAAGGGAGGATTCCCTTTAAGAACTCCCCTGCGTGTTTCCCGTTTATATTCCATCGGTATGCTCTACGATAGGCTCCATCTGCCTCTGCTTTTACTGCAAATCTCCCGCCAAAGCTCTCCGCTAACCATTTCAAGGTAGCGGGGTAGCAGGAGGCAATCTCAATTCTAAGGGTGTACTGGTCGATTCGGATGCACCCTTCTCCGTCTACATAGCCAGCGGCGTATGCCCAAGTTTCCTTCGTGATCTTTCTCATATATTATTAATGTGTTTCAGCCCAATTGTTTCCAATCTTATATTCACCATCCAATGAACACCTAAAATTGAAGCTCCTTCCTGCTTCGTTGATTGCCTTAACCGCTAATTGCCCCACGGTTTCAGCCAAGTCCTCTCTTACTTCCAATTGCATCTCATCGTGAATATGACCCACAAGTGCATATTCTTTACCAAAAGTCCACCCTTTTAGATGGAGGTGCTTCTCCAAAAGAACTGTAGCTTGCTTCATAATCAATGCCCCTGAACTCTGAAGAAGAGTGTTTAGGGCAGCATGAGGAGACCGGATAGGCAGATGCCTACCATCAAGACCTACCAGATACTCCTTGGAGGTCACTGCCTCCATGACCGCCGCCCGTAGCTTTTTAAGGGCAGGAGTCTTATTGAGGAACTCTTTCTTAATCTTCTTCCCCTCCTTCTGACCCTTCCCGATAATCTTGCCGATCTTCTCGTCTCCTGCCCCATATAGGAATGCATAGATAAACGTCTTGGCGTTGTCCCTCGTTGGTAAACCCGCTGCCGTCTGGTTCGCAGTGTGGATGTCTTGTTCAAGTAGGACTTTGGCATACTGTCCACCATCGAATCTCGCCATGTAGTGAGCCAAGCAACGAAGCTCCAATCCGCTCGCATCCGCTCCAACAAGTTTTCTTCCTTTTGGTACTTTGAATAATTCACGACACTCCTTTCCATACGGTGATCCAGCATTAGGAACCTGTGCCAGATTTGGTTTACTGTGAGTACAACGTCCCGTCACCGCACCGTTAGTTGTTACCCGTCCATGCAGACGCCCATCTGCCTTGACTAACTTGAGCCATGCCTCTTTTCCCTCTGCGAGTTGTCCAAGGCGTTTCTGTATCATAAGGTACTCAAGGAGTGGCCCAGCCTCCTCGAATCCCATCTTGTCAAGCTCCCGTAGTACAGGTTCGTCCACCTTTGGCTTGCCATCGGGAGTGAATGCTGAAGGCTTCCACCCTCTCTTCATAAACCTCTTGGCAATCTGGTCTCTACTTCCGGGGTTGAAGGGAACCTTCTTTTTGATTGGTTCTCCCTTCTCAATCGTACCAAGAGCTAACTTCTGGGTAGTCTTGTTATCCTTAGCCCATTGCTTCGCTACCACTATAGCTTCAGCCTTGGTCAGGAACACCTCCGTCCCAAAGTTCCACTTGGTTTTCTTCATGGTCTCCACTTCAGGCTGGAACACCTTCTGAAGCCTGTCCTCAATCTCAGCTCTCTTGGTAGTGAGTAGTGCTACCAGTTCCATCGCCTTATCCTCGTCCAACATGAAGCCATGCTTCTCCTGCTGGTTGATGATGTTGGCGAACTTATGTTCCAGAGTGATAGCTGGCTCTGCATACTCCTTATCAGCTATAGCTTGATAGAGCTTCTCTGTTACCGCCACATCCTGAACACAATAGTCCTCCATCTCCTGTGACCACTTCTCAAAGTCGTTGTTCTCCTTGAAGTCTCCCTTGAGCATTCCTATCCGGTATCCCCACGCCTTGAGACTATGGGAACCCATGAGGTTCTTAGGAAACTCTGGACGATCATTAATCAGTCCAAAGTCCTTCTCTCTGAGGTCAGGCCAAATAAGTCTGGTCAGGAGTAGGGTGTCCAGAACCTCCCCCTTGGGATACCAAGAGGGGTAGAGCTTCTGTAGTACAGGGATGTCGAAGCCAACAATGTTGTGACCTATTATGGTACTCGCGTTGTGAAGGAGACAGAGAGCTTCCTGTATCCCCCTCCCCTCTGGCTGAGAGTTGAACTGGTACTTGGTTCCCGTTTCAATGTCGGTAATACAAATACAATGTACCTTTCTAGTTTTATCGAGGAGACCGTCAGACTCCAAATCAAATATGAGAGTGGTCATTCCCCAAAGTCCATCTCAAGTTGAATTGGTAGGTCTAGTTCCTCCACGGAGGGGAATTCCAGTTGAGTGTAGTGTTCGTTATTCATGTGTGTGTGTCCTTAGTTAGTTGTGAACTCTTCAGGTAGAATAGGCTCAGGGAACCCGATCTCCTTCATTCGTCCGGTGTCATGGTCGTACTCTAGGCGAGCGCATAGTCCTGTCTCCCCGCTCCATCGGTTTTTCACGATGCGAACTTGGGTTCTGTTACTTTCATCAGTGTCTTGCTGATTTCTTTCCAGCCCCAGAACGATGTCTGAAAGCTGACCAATCCCACGGCTACCCCGAAGGGAAGCGAGGGAAATCTGTCCACCCTCTTCAAAGGGTTTACCATCGGAGGTCTTTAGGTGGCTAACGAGAACCAAGCCTATCTTTAGTTCCTCCACCAGTGAGCG